AGAAGCGGAAGAGAAAAAGAGTGAAAAAGAATCTGACATGAAAACTAAAACCCTCAAAGAAGAAGAAGAAGATGAAGAAGATGAAGAAGATGACGACGATGACGACGATGACGAAGAAGTTTATTTAAAAACATACAACGGAAAACAATATTATGTAACCAATGATGAAAATAGTGATGTTTACGCCGTAGACGAAGATGAAGACGTAGGAGATATAGTAGGGTGTATTAAAAAGGGCAAATTTATTCTGAATACTAAATAAAAGAATGAAAGAAATAATAAATAAAAAAAATATGTATTAAAAATACAAATTAAATTAATAAATAAATGATGTGTAATTTTAAAACATGTATGTTTGAAGTATTAAACATCACTGCTAATTTATTTCGTAAAATTAACAAAGCTATTTGTGTTACACCGAATACCCTATCTATTCATATTCATAAGAGTTTTATTGAAATAAGCAATAATACAAAATACTATATTCAGAAAAAGAATACATTGATGGAAAATACATCATTATTAACATTAACGAATGAGCGGGAAATGCAAAAGATAACAACGAATTTCTTTATACCGTATATTGTTTTATTCTACAATAATCAAGCAATAAATTTAGAGCTACAGGATAATGAGTATACATTTTACATTATTGGAAACAAAATAGATAGAGATTTAATTAAGTTTTATCTCGAAAAAAAGAAAAATATCATAATGAGTGATGATGATACCTATTCATTAGAATTCATGACAACCGAAGGTAAACCTCTCTATCTAACCGAAGAATCTGAAATTTACTTTGATATAGATAATTACAAAGTAATATAAAAAATTATAGTATATAAACATTATGCATGAACTAGAAGACAATTGGACGTTATATTTACACTTTTCCAACGACACGGCTTGGGACGAAAGTAGTTACAAAAAAATATGTGTTATATCAACTATAGAAGAAGGGATATGTTTGTTTGATATATTAACGAACGAATTATTCAAAAGCGTAATGTTTTTTTTAATGCGGGGTGATATTAAACCAATGTGGGAAGTCAAAGAAAATGAAAATGGAGGAGCTTTTTCATTCAAAGTAGGTATGGACAACATAAAAAAAATATGGACGAACATGTGTTATCAATGTATTGGAGACACATTGATAAAAGACGAAGTTACAAAAAATGTGAATGGGATTTCTTTTTCTCCCAAAAAATGCTTCGGAATACTGAAGGTGTGGACAAGAACGTGTGATATACAAGATCCAAAATCAATTAATTATTTTGATGGGTTAACAAATGAAGGTTGTATATTCAAAAAACATATAAATGAGAAAACTTAAAATATAAAACTTAAAATATAAAACTTAAAATATAAAAAAAAGTGTTTATAATATTAATAATGCGATATCCAACCAAAATATTAATATTATTTTATTCCTTGTTGTCGAATGCTTTCTTTATGCACGAAGATTTTCCTAGACTCAGAATAGGAGAAAAAAAGAAACCAAAAAATGAGAGTAAAGTTTACATGATAGATATTGATGGGACAATATGTGAAACCAAAAATAGTAATTATTATAATAGTATTCCCATACCTGAAAATATACATGTTTTCAATAAATTGTACGACTCTGGAAATGAAGTCCATTATTGGACAGCAAGGGGGGCGAATTCAGGATTAAAATGGGATGAATACACAGTACACCAGTTGGAAAAGTGGGGTGTGAAGTATACGTCAATAAAAACAGGAAAACCACATTATGATGTATGGATAGATGACAAGGCAATTAACGTTGATGACCTAAATCCTAAAACCTGGTTAAGATGGTAGTTGGGCCAAACATAACTTTATTTCTCCCAGTGATGCAACAAAATATTTTACTATAAGAGGCAAGTCGTTTTCAAGATATATCTCTAGAACACTACATAGATTAGTGCATTTAATAAAATATGATAAATTCTTCAATGAAAAAAGTCCTTGAATAATTTTTTGTTTGTCTTTTTGTTCTTTTATTTCCATGGTTCCTTCTGTAGCCGTTCTAGAAATTTCAACCTGTGCAAAAGCTCCATTACACTTAAAAATTAATTCGTTGTCCACAGATCTAATCTCTAATTTATCACTTAGTGGACTTAAATCTCTAATGATTTTTTGGAAATCTGCTGAAGGTAAATTGATTACAGATGAAAACTGAATAGAAGGAATTGCCAACTCTTCACCATCTGGTTCTATCAATCGTAACTTTTGTATTTTACATTGTTTTATATCCCCATTTTCGAACTTCAACCCCAAATAAGTAGTTATACCTTCATTATAATCACATTTTTCAATGTAGATTGTGAGTGTATCATCATTATCAATAGTGTTTATCAACTTAAATAAATGAAACATGTTAACACCAATAATAATTTTTTCGCACCCGATGTGATAATGTTCGAAATTCTCAGCCTTCAAATGCAAGTGGGCTAAAATAGTGTGTGATTTATCCATATTTATTATTCGCAATCCGTCTTTATGAAAAGAAATATTGGTTTCTATCAAAATATCTTTTAAGGCCGTCATTAAAGTTCGAAATGGTGCAATTTGAACGGTTTTAATTGTCAAAATATTTTTGTCATCTGATTCATTGAAACTAGACATTTATTTATCTTTTTAACTAGGCTTTAAATAAATTATAAACAATAAGATAAATATTATTTTCTGGTTCATGGGAAACTAACCTAAATATTTATGTATCTTCTACATAAAAAACAAATGTCGCATCATCCCGAAGGAAGTAAGCAGTAGAGTAGAACCTAGATATTCAATAAGTTCTTAAAATTGAAAAAAAGGTATTTAATAATATTAGTATATATATAATCAATGACTCAAAAATATGCATTTGATGGTTTGAAACAATACTTAAAGTATCATTTGTATTTGAAATCAAAAGCAAAAGATAATGAATTGGAAATTCGTTTCGGTACCAACAAAGCCACAAGAATATCCAAAATACAATACGATAATACGATTAGTTTCTTAAAGTCAAACAACTTTACATCTGACAATGAATATGGTGTATATACCTTGAAAGTACTAGGAAACGAAGGATCAATGCGTGCTGAAATATCCGACATGCATTATATTCGGGAATATTGTATATCTAACAGTATTGAAAAAATCATGACCGAGTCACCATCGAACGTAACCTTTACGAATAAGGAACCTGTTATATTCAACGAAGAAACACAAGAAGCTGTACCTCAATATAATAATCGGGATTACAATTTCAAAATAGGATACAATAAAGAAGATAAAAAGGAACACGATGATCCAGAGGTGGCTTCATTTATAATGAATACACCATCTAAACTATACAGATACATTAACAGAATATCGTATACTCATCCAGATTATCCAGTTGTAATTGATTTCAGTATCGTGAAAGTAAAGGAGGCAAAGAATAATAACACATTACAAGACAGTGATATTTTTAATGTTGCTGAGGTGTATGAAATAGAAATTGAGTTAGACAACAAAAAATGTTTAAATGGAACGATGGATTATAATGATTTATACAGGAAAGTTCAAAAAGTAATTACAACTGTGCTTTGTGGACTTCAAAATACTTTTTATCCCATCAAATATTCTGAACATAAAAAAATAATAGACGATTACACATCTTTAATGCGTATGAAATATTCTGAATTCTGTGGACCATCGTCATTAACATTACAATTAGACAACCTTTACAAAGAAAATAATGATAATATCCTAACTGATTATACAGTTACGGATAAAGCAGATGGTTTAAGAAAACTGTTGTATGTTTCATCAAATGGAAAGGTATACTTTATCACAACCAATCTAGAAGTTCAATACTGTGGCGTCTCTGTAGGAAATCCTGAAATTTTCGATACTCTGATAGATGGTGAACATATTTTATATGACAAAAATGAAAAGTTCATTAATGTCTACGCAGCATTCGATTGCTATGCCGTAAAACAAGAACTAATGGTCGATTTACCATTATTCAAAAATTATAATGATACTTCTGAGGGCAGATACCATCAACTCAAAAGAGTTGTAGAAACCATTAGAAGTAGTACGTCAAATATTAACTTGTTGAATGTTATTTACAAAAAGTTCAATGTAGTGAGTGAAAAATCAACTATCTTTTCCGAGTGTGACAATTTGTTCAAATCAATAAAAAATGATGAAAGCTATAACTACAATACAGACGGATTAATTTTCACCCCAAGAAATCTTGCGGTTGGTTCAAAAACAGTTGGTGAAAATGCCCCACCACTACATAAAATAACATGGTCAAAGTCTTTCAAATGGAAGCCTCCTGAATATAATACAATTGACTTTTTAGTTACATTTCCACGTGACAATACCAATACTTATTACATTGAAAACAACGAGACAAAAAAGTATAAAATTATTAACATTAGAGTGGGATATAGCAGTAAACGACATGGTCATCTAAACCCCTTTAAGTCCATGATTGATGGAAAGTTTGATAGGGAAGAAAACGATGAAGATTATAGTCCTGCACTTTTCTATCCTACCAATCCTTATGATACTGATACTCATATTTGTCACATACCTCTAGTACCCGATGAATATGGAAATGAACAAATGTTTACGGAAAATAACGAAGTATTTACTGACAACATGATTGTTGAGTTTAGATATGAAAAATCACAAGATAAATACAAAGGATGGATTCCAATGAAAGTCCGATATGATAAAACGTTAGATCTAAAAACAACCGGTAAAAACTTTGGAAATGCATATCACGTAGCGAACAGTAATTGGCATAGTATTCACAGGCCTGTTACCGAAGAAATTCTAATTACAGGAAATATCCCAAAATACGAAGATGAAGACGTATACTACAACAAGCTAAAAAAATCAAAAACAACAACATCTATGAGATATTTTCATAACAAAATTAAATCCTATTTGATTGAGTATGCCAGTACACTAGAATCAGGAACAAAACCTGTAACAATGCTTGATATGGCCGTCGGAAAAGGAGGTGATATCCGAAAATGGTATTACAACAAACAAATCCAATTTGTTCTTGGTATTGATATATCCAAAGACAATATAGAAAACAAAATAGACGGAGCATGTAAGCGGTACATTGAAGAACAAA